AAATGTACTTTCAATTATAAAAGTTTCCCGTATCCAAATGGTATCATTAAGGGAATACGGAGAATACTTCTTTCTACTTTTTAATCTTCTTATTGGTAGAATAATCAAGTTTTTTCTATTTTTAAGAAACGCTTTAACTTCCCACTCGCGGGCATCATATAGATGGGTGTTCATTCTGAGCCTCATTTCTATTTAAATTTATATCTAGGTGATAATCCATGTTTCTTAATAATATCACATATTATATTTTCAAATTTTTCTTTACCAACAGAACTTAAATTAGCAATAGATTTCTCTATAGCTTTCTTTTTAGTTCTTCCGCTACCCAAAGCCCCACCGGAGTAATTTTCAGATATTTTCAGATATTATATATCCTTTTATTGACTTTTTTCTTTTATTATCGTATACTGTTCTAATTGAAAAATCAAATTCTTCCCATCCTTTTAATTCTATTTGTTCGGCATCAACAAGTATAAGCTTTTTTCTATTTATAGTACTAATATAATATTCATCAGATACTTTTTCAAACTTTGAATTTAGTTTATTTTTCATTTCTTAAACTCCTTTATTGTTTAAAGCGCATATAAACGACCATTTTGAAAATACCTTTATTTTTCCTTCGTTGTATAACTCATAGATATTCCTCTATCTATTTCCTCTTTCAAACTTTCTAATAAAGTTTTAAAACGTAACATATGTTCCTTCTGAAACCCAATTATAACCTCAGAATGTTTTTTGTTCAATAAAACATGATAAATCTCAAGAGACTTTTCAGCAAGAAACATACACTGTTGTATAGTTGTATTTATATCATTATTTATGATACTTTTATTTACCATAAATAAATGATGATTAAGACTAGTTATTAACTCATATAATATTAATTCATCTCTGCTCATTATTAGTATCAATCCATTCTTGATAGTAATCGCGTGGATTACGGCATTCACAATCATATTGCATATATTCATCGGTATATGGATTGTATTTATAGATTACGCCAGTATCATTACATTTTTTACAATACATATTAAAACTCTAGTTTAAGTTGATTCAATAATAGTTTTAACCTTTTTTCTGCTAACTTTATATATTCGGGATTTAATTCAAACCCTATAAAACTTCTATTAGCCCGTAAAGCTACTAAGCCTGTTGTTCCTGAGCCGATGAACGGGTCAAGCACAATACCAGGTCGCCAACCAGCATTACATCCGCAATCAGTCCACCCGATAGTTTTGTATTCGGACCTTATAGATAATGTTTTCTTTTGACTCAATCCTTTTCCCATATCATCCTTATGGTCATGAAATGATTTCCCTAATTTCTTTGCATATTCTTCACTTGGCTCTATTATTCTTACCCTTGCTTTCCCGCATTTCTTACATATCCATTCAGGGCAAGAAGATAATATAGGTTTCTTTAACAATTCTTGTGGAAATGTTGCAAAATGCGCCTCAAGATAGGGTTCTGTATTTATAGTCCACACATCACCGGGATTCTTGCCATATTCATTAAGTTTTACCATTACATCAGATTTTTTACCCGCTTTATTTGCCCCGGTTAACTTAACACCAGATTCCCCGTAAGCAGAATGTGAATAACGGCTTCTTTCAAACGTAGCAGGTTTATATTTCTCCCGTATCGCATTCAAATCATACCAATACTTTCGGTTCTTGACAAAGTGATAAACAATTTCATAGGTGTTGTTTAATCGGTCTCTAACTGAAGAAGGCATACAATTAGACTTATACCATATTATTTGATTTCTGAGTATCCAACCCTTATCTTGCATAGCAATACAAAATCTTGCAGGCATCATCATAAGCTGTTTAGGTTGCAGCCAAGCAGATTTTGTTTTTGTTTTTTGTCTTGGTTTATCAAAATGCCATTGGTTTTTGTCGGTCCATCCAATAGTACCATAGTACATATCGCCCATGTTAATATACAGGCTGCCTTCTTTCTTTAACTTTGGACGTATAGCCTCAAATATACTTATAAGATGTTCAATATACATATTAGGATGTGGCTCTAACCCAAGTTGTCCACGCCATGCAGAACATTTAATGCAAGTATCATCACATTTATTGTTTGATAGTCCAAGCTTGTTATTTTCCGAAACAACCTTGTCAATGCTCCATTCATGCTCACAATCCTTGTCACCTCCCCATATTGCCGATACTGTATCACCATAATCTCTCAAACCCCAATAGGGCGGGGAAGTTATACACATATCTATAGATTCATTAGGTAACTCCTTAACCAAATCTAAAGCATTACCCTGAATTATCTTGTTAACATATTGGTCTATCATAATCACTTTTATATTTCTATATTATACTAATTGTTTCTCTGTTTTTTCCTTCGCTAAAAATCTTATAAACAAATAACTCTACTTTTTTATTATATCTGTGAGCTTCTTTAATTTCATTTCTCATATTATTTGTTAACTGAATATCAAGACATCTAATATATACCCAAACTTCATCTACCATTTTTACCATTTCAAGACAAATCTTTTGGGCTTCTTCTTCTGATTCTACAAATTGGTGTAAATATATTTGTGGAGCAATTGGTATAACATCTGGATTAGATTCCCTAATAATTTTACATATCTTTATGATTATTTGTCTGTTTTCATAGGGTGTCAAATCGTGAGGACTACGTTTATTATATTTGTGACAAATGAATATACTTTTCATATTTCTCCTTTTCTTATTTTCTTATAGAAATAAACAAGGTGACTTAATACATACATTTCAATATTGGTTCTGTCATTATCTATGTATATATGCATATTGTACTTGACCGCTCTGCTAACAAGGAATGAATAAACCTGATTACATGTAACCCTACTACCAAAAGCGGGAATGAAAAGACTGTCCCTGTCACTTTCAATTACTAAAGCTTTCCACAAAAGGCTTTTCATAGCTTCACATTTAGTATCTGTGTTTTTTCTATCTTTGCCAACATATGAAATAAAATCACTTACCATTTTTCGCTCTATACAAACCTTGTTTTCCATACCCTCTATAGAATAATCACCATGCTTTAAACTACGCTCAACTATTCTTAATTTATTTTTCCATACACTTTTTTTATTATTATCAAACAAAGGTTTCTGTTCACGAGTATCAACAATAAGAATAAAATCTTCAGGAATTATTATCTTATTAAACTTAATTAATCTACTCGGTTCGGTTTTAAATTTTTTCATTATCTCACTTTACAGTAAAAATAAAGGTTAGAACCAAGCGGGGAATCGAACCCCGCCAAGAACCGTTTTGGTTATTCTTCAAATACATCATCATCGCTATCAGATTCTTTTGACGAATGTTTCTCTTTGATTTTTGGTTTCTTATCAGTTTCAACTGCTTTAATTTTGTTCCATACTTGCCGTTTCCTATCACCGCTCGTATCATTGCGGAACATGATATAAACACGCTCACCGTTCAAACGTTTTGCCATAGTGTTAACAAAATCTCTCGCCAAAACATCACTCTCAATAAAATAATCGTATTCATCATCTTCATCAAGAGCATAAAAAGGTTTTAAGGATAATCCCGATTTCTTGATAATATTAAATATTTGTTTGTGACCTATTTCGTTCGGTTCACCATTCGTATTTCGTACTGTAATGAATGCTCCGGGTAAAAGTTTTTCCTCAAACTCTCCTTCGGCACCAACAATAGGAATAACTACTTGAGCACTACCTGTGTCTTTCTCTTGCAATTTAATACCATCAGTAAACTCGCAAAGTATCCACTGGTCAACTGGAACCTCTTCAACACCACCGCCCATTAAATACTCTTCATTAGAAGTATCATATTTCTTCATATTATTTCTCCTTCTTTTTTAGTTGTTGTTTGCGTTTATTTAATTCATCTTTACCTATTAATCCAGATTGGTATAAAATAACATTTACGTCTAATGGTAACCAATCAACTTTAAGTTTTTCCTCAATATTTTGCCATTCTTCACCTGTCCATTTACAAAGTGCCTCTTCCTCATTAAAATATACCTTTGGAGGATATTTACGCACCTCTGAATCTTTTTCATATCTTGGTCTAACATGACCTATAAAATCAAACAAAGCAATGGAATTTTCACCAAACTCTTTGCCAGTCCAATTTGGTCCAATCTTTATCTTTTGCTCAATTCTTTTTGCATATGAAGGATTTATTTTTTCATGAGCCGTAAAATATACATCTTTACCATGATGTAACTGCTCAACAATAGGCACAATAACCCGATTCATATGCGGTGTAAAATATTTGTAATCATACTCATCCATACGAGCCATATCAAGCACACTATCTTCTTTGCGTGTTTTGTTTTTCTCATCTCTACCTTTTTCACGCTCTAATGTTTTTTCATAGCTTTCCTTTTCTACTATTGTTCTTATGCTAATATTCATGAAACTACTAATAGTATCAGCTAAAATTGTATTATACTTTTCAAAGTTTTCCGGAGTACCAACAAATTGATGAAGTTTATCAATTGACGGTTTATCCTTAATGCTGAAGTATTTTACGTCAACTTCTAAATCAGAACGCATTCTTTTTGCTTTGTTTATATTAATCATGTAATTCCGCATCTCAAACGGAATTATGAGTATAGGAGACTTTGCGGTAAGTAATATACTTAATGTTTTACCTATACCTCCCATACCATAAAATAACATAGACGTACCAAAATTCATAAATCACCTCATTCTTTTATGTTGTTATATATTAATTCTGCAATACTAATATCAATTTCAGAAATAAGACAAAGTTTGTAAACGGCAGCAGGAAATTTACTATTATTTTTGACAATCTCTCCAACATCGGAATATTGAGATTTACTGAAAACGTCATCAATATCTTTAATGATTTTCAAGAGTTTTGTTTTAGCTTGCCGCTTACTGTAAAGTTTAGGATTTTTGTATTTATTATTCTTTGCCTTCATTAGATTTCTCCTTTCTTTGATACTTTTCATTGTTTATAAATCTTGGAGGATATAACACCTTCCTGTTAACTTTACAAATATCCAGATAATCACATTGGTATCCAAACGCATGACACCCCTGATAATTCTGATAGAAATATTCATTATTGTTAATGTTGTTCGTGATTTCATTGTAAACTTGAATATACTTATTAAGAAGAATATCAACTGGAAAATCGTCTCTTAAATATACAGTACCATAGTTTTGTTGTTTCTTATCATAATCTATAAAGTAAGTTTTAGGACGACTAACAATCGAAGCGTATACCCTCTCATAGAATTCATCTGAATCTTCATAATCATTCATTTTATGGTTTGGTATTTTTGTAATTTTAATTCTACAGGCTTCAAACTCTTCATTACATAAAAAATAAGTACCAACCTGCTGGAATACACTAAAATTGTCAATATAAAAGTCAGGCCGACTTGTTAATTTATATTCTTCAAACCACTTTTCACGCGCAATATCACACACTCCTTTTATTTTTAACATATTATTCTTATCGACCTGACTTATTCTAAACACTTCCTCTTGATAGGTTGCCCTATAATCTATTTTAACAAAATCTCTATAGGCATGGTATAAGGCTTTAACCTTTTGTATTGTATATTCTTTCAGCTCATGCTCTGTTTTATAGTTTTTAACATCATCTTTAGTTATACATTCATGAGCTAATCCAATAAGTTTATCCCAAAATCCGCCAGCTTTTAAGGGTTCTGATTTAAATTTCGGTTTAACTTCTAATCCAAGAATATAGTTTAAATAGTACTTGTAACGGCAAGTAAAATAAACATTGATTTGGGAATGCGACAAATGTTCCATATCTCTCTCACATAAAAAGTTTTTTGGTTTTTTACAGAACCCTATGTTTTTATAGGGTATATAATTAATGCAATTCACTTATTTTTGGTTATTTTATCTTTTAAGAATTCATTAAGAATTATTTCAGTTTGGTCTTTAATACTACGCTTTACGAACTTACAATACTCAGCTAACCGCCCATGTAAACGAGAATCAATTTTGATGTGTTTGTATTTTGTGTTTTTCATCTTTTCAGTTCCCTTTTTGAGTGTGAGAACAATATAAAAAAGTTTCTTTAGTTTGTCAAGTAAAAAATTAACTTTTGTTAACTTTTGTCAACTTTAAGGCTAAAATAAGGTTAAAAAAGATAAAAAAGCCCCTGTATGAAAGGCTGCTAAAAGATAAAAAAGGAGAATAAGAGGAATTAAAAAACTAATATAAGCATAAACAAAATAAGGGAACTTATATCATACAAGGGCTTACCTCCGTTATTATTATAATAACAAATACAATATAAAGAATTATTTGTTAATTGTCAAGTAATCTTTCTTGTTATTAATTATTTTTTTCAACCTTAGCTTTCTCTTTACCGGCATCGGCTACACCCTGACCGATAAGATATGCACTTGCAATTGCCATGATTGCCTCAATTATCTTTCCTACTAATTCAGGTGGCAATCCTATGAAATTCACCAATATAGTAGAAAGAATAGAAGTTATTGCTACCCACGATTTTTTTGATTTAAAGAAATCCATACCTACCTCCTTAATTTGGTTATATATTCCATAAATTTTCCAGAGTAGTTTAATTAATTTCCATTTGCTGATTTCCATTTTGCTACTCTCCGTTTTTCAATACAATCCAATACGGAACAGTCCGTATCCATCATTATTCTACAACAATCCTCACACAATCGAAACCCAAACGGACATTTAATATTATCCATAGGTTTTAAACGTTTATTGCATCGCTCACATCTATCCTCGATAAAATTTAAAATGTCGTGTTTCAAGAGTTAATACCATGTTATTAGTCCACTTTGGAGGTTCTTCTAAACTTTTGTCGTGATAGTGGTTTGCGCCATCGGTAAAATCATGAACAAACAAATTAACAACAGAATACGCAATACCAAAACACTCCTGAAAATGTTCATTTTCCCATCGTACGTTTATTATTTTATCAAGATTAGGGTCATCCTCGTTCCAGCATGAGAACTGTTTTTTTTGTAAACAAACTTCTTTATGAGTATTTCCCCAGCGGTTTTTACTATCATGAACTCTATTATTTATTACATGTGCTATTGCTATACGTTCAGTGCGTGTGCAGATGTACCGGGCTTCACCATATAATGTTCTGGCAATAATATCACAGTCAGTTGAACCTTTATATTTACCGATTAGGTTCATAATATTAACCTCCACATTATATATCCTACGCTACTAACTAGCGCGGTCAGAACTACAATTACCACCTTCCTGAATATAGTATTGTAGATAACCTGCCTAACAATACCACCATTGCTTTCCTTGTAAAGTGTCTCATGTATATTATTAATCTTATCCTTAATAATTTTTATATCAGCCTTAATTCCCGAAAGTAGTTCGGTATTATCTTCTTTCGTCATTCTTTATTCTCCTTACCTTATGTTCTTTCCTCTAGCTGTAATTACATTCCTGCCACGAAAGGTTATAAACCTTCTCCATGTTGACCTTAGGATGTCCATTATAGACTGTTCCGAATCTGCCTGAGATTCACCCGCTGCTGTAACAACTATAAGTTTAGGCTCCTCCCCCGCAACATCATCAGAATACCAATATATTCGACCATCTGCATCATTTTCTATCCCTATTCTGAGCCCAAAATTACCGTATGTTGCAATGTGTCCATCTATGTTTTTATATAGGTCTGTTATATCTAATGTATCCTTGGTGCCGTTGGCAAAAAGGCTATAACTAAAAGTTTTGGAAATTCCTGCTATATAGTCTCCGCCCGATGAATCAGCACCTGCATTATACCAAGCACTATCGGATGAAAGTGAATCATAATTAGCTACACCAGGTCCACCAACTTCAGTACCTTCTGTCCAGTTCCGCCTCAATGGTCTTATTTCAACATATCCATTGTCAAAATTACTAATTCCTTCTGCGGGAATCGATAGCACTAGTTCAGCCCTTACAATAGTATCAGCACCAATATCACTAAACTGTATAAGTGAACGTTTTGAAGCTGCTGCATATATTGTTGTGGCGCCACCATAATTATAAGTAGTTGCTGCCGAATTTATCCATGTAGATTTCGAGCATGTATATATGGTTGTGTCTAAATCTTCATAATACTCTACATATAATTTCGGAGGGTCGGTTCCATCATCAGAACACCAATTTACGTCTTCATCACCATCAATATCATTTCCAACCATCTGTAAATGAAACCCGTTATCAGCATAAACACTATCTGCGCCCCTTATTTTCTTATATAAATCAGTAACATCCAACGAATCCCAGGTGCTTGCATTAAAGATGTTTGTGTTAAAGGAGAGCGTGTCATTACCATATATATCATTATCCGGGTCTTCTCCTCCTGCTGTAGTCCAGTTACTGCCTGACTTCCAAGAATTCCACGTTGCCTCTGACTCAACCCAATTCCTACGAAGTAAGCTTATTTTCAGGAATCCATCATCTGCAGTTGTCCCGCCACAATATAACCTTAGTTCAGCTTTAGTAATAATAGAGTTAGAAGGAATAGAATCTGTATTAAATCTTATCAGACTATTTTGAACTGACGTCCCCACATCATTTCTTATTGAAATTGCCCCACTAGTTCCATAATTTGTAGTTGGGTTATTATCTATTATTCTTGTAGCATCTGTAGCCGAGCCTTCATCGTGTAATACAGATGGGTCAATATATGTAGGATAGTTTTTATGATTCACCTCTACAATTAGGGTGTCCTTATTAATACTTACTGAAACAGGCACGGGTGTTTTATCTTTGAGGTATGCATATATCGGTGTTCTGAATATATCCCCAAATATTATATTATTTCCTTGAAGTTTAAAATCTAGATTACTATCGATAAGCCACTTGTATACAGTCGGTGCACTACTATCCTTAATTGTAAGAACATTCTTAACACCATGACCAAGTATTTCATAGTCGGATTTAGTGCCTATCCAAAGCTCAGATATAGCTTGATTTTTATATACACTTGGAGATTTAACAGAAACATTGACAGCGTCATATGCTACATAATTGTTTTCATGTTCCACACGCAAACCCGTAAACCCGTTTTTAAACCTCACCTTAACGGGATTCTTTGTAACGGCATAGTTGTATCCATATGCTTCATTAGGCTTTATATTCCTATCAACGGAAATCCATTTATTACCATACTTATAGTTAAGGTTATTCCCAATAAGTAATCCATATTTACCGCCCTTCTTGCGAAACTTGATTGTATGTCTTCCTCTTGAAATTATCGAGTCTTCCTGACTATACGCTACATTTAGAATTGTGAGGAATCCTAAAAGTATTGTGATGTATTTAGGCATATTTACCTCCTAATAAGCCAGCATTATCTTTGGTTTCCTAATATAGACCTTATGATTAATATCATCCGAAACTACACGCATGCGGATTACAAATGTATTATGGGCTTGTGACATAGCAGAAAAGGCTCCTATATAAGTACCCTCAAAACCATTTACACCATTACCATAACCTGATATAGCTTCAGTCCACGAAGTTCCGTATCTATAATTGGTTGAGTCATACCATATATAATTGTAAGTTGGGGCGCCATCTCCATCGTATCCACGAGTACCCCACCATATCCTAACACTATTCTGTGTAGAATCTGCTGTACTCGTCTTATACTGGATATAAAAAGTCTCAAACCGGTTGATAGGTGCTTGCACATCATAGTATGTATAGAACTCACCTACAAGAGATTCACCATCATAACTATACATGACAAGAGTAGGTATATTGTCAATTCCCGCTATTTCAGCCGTTAAAGTATCTGCATTTCCTATAGTTGCAGAAGTATCAAGGAATGTATAATTAATTGGGACATTAATCATAAAATTATAACCATTAGACACAGCATCAAAACTCATAAGATGACCACTTACAAGAACTATTCTATTACCCATGTTAAGCGCTCTATAATCATTAACACTCTCAAACAAAAAATCTGTACCTCCGTTATTGGGTGGATTTATATACAAATTAGCACGGTCAATACCAGTTCCAACACTAACATCAGCATTAAATATTGCAGTACTATCAAACACAGCCGGACCACCAACATAAACAGTATCCGCTATATATACAGTATCAGCATTCAAAGTACCGTCTACTATCACTTTTGTATGCTCACTCGCCCCGAGAGCACCCTGTCCCGCTGTATCTGGAAGGTTGTTGCCTATTCTTCCAGTAAACAAATGGTAATTAGCAAAATTATACTGTGTATCAGGTGCATCCGTGTAAATTGAGTCAAGATGTACTCCACCTTCAAGTCTGCTATAATCCAATGCCCTAAGAATATCTGTTCTAAGTTCCCCTTTTGGAAACCCAACCTCACTTTCAAGTTCGTCCGCAGCAGTCCCTACAAATACATACCTCGATTGTAACATACTATTCCAACCTTTAATAAAAAGTGTATCTTGCTTATCGGCTGAGAGGTATACTGTATTCTCACCTATCGCTAAAGAGTCCTTCGCCCTAACTACATCCCCAACAATGGTCTCAGCAATTACCTTGCTATTCTCTGCATTAATGACACCTGTAGAGACGTAGATGGTATCATTCCTAATATAAAACCTTTGTATACCACCCGTATAAAAACCCATAAGGTCAGAACTATGTCTATACACTATCCCGCCAACGTTTGCCGTTGTATCGGAAAAGGAAAGCATAGCCTCCATATCTGGAGGACTAATTAACATAATATACATGTGAGTATCGGACTCTACAACAACTGGTCTTAAGTCATTGAATCCATATGAATAGGTAGCATCAGCATCTCCCGCATCTACCTTAAGGTGAAATAATGTTCTTGGGGCTTTAGTATTTACCCCAATTCTATGGTCACTCGCCCGCACATATAAAGTTGAATCATCAGCAAAAAGATAATCAACTCGAATAGTGTCAAAAGCACTATCATTCAATACAGCAACAATAGAATCCCTTAAAGCAGTCCAATCAGTTAATGCTATCTTTAAAGCTGAATCACCGCTACTATATACAAGATTTAAAACCTCGCCTTCCGATAACATACCTTTTAAAGCATTGCCTACCAGTACATTATTAAGTATCTGCTGTACTGTTAAGTCCTGAGCTTCGACCTGTGGAACAGAACAAAAGAATACCAGCACAATTAAACTTATTGTTAAAAATCTATTCATTACCACGTACCTCCATTTATATCTTTAATTAAATAATAAGAGCTAATACTAAGCTCGGTAATATTAGCTAACGATACTTGCCATCCAGATAACGGTATTTTTATATCATTACCGGGCAATGGTATGACGTATCGTGTTTCATTATGTTCAGCAGACGTATCCCAGATTTTACCATACCGATTGTATGTATACCGCATACGCCACGTAGTCATAAGAGCAGGCAATATTCGTATCTCACGCCTGTATAATCGTTTCCAATCAAGTTTACCCTGATATACATGCACAATAGACGTGCCTATACAATAACCTTTAATTACAAGCCATAATCGAGCCATATTCTTGTGATAGTGCCAATTACCTAAATTGATATTTCCATTATAAAGGTTGCCACCCCCATAAAGCGTATGCCACGTTATAGCGTCAGTATTAGCATCATATATTATATGAGCATAAGAACTAATATAATCCAATACGGCAATAAATTTAGGATGTGTTACAAGGCTTATAGCTTTTTTTATTACTGCTGGTTGTGTTTTTCCTGTATCACAAATAAACACTAATACAAAAAAAACAGTTATAGCGATAACAAAAAAAGATATAACATTTTCTTTCGTCTTATTCATTGCTATCTACTTCCGTGTATATGATAATACCAATCATACAATCCATACACCACTAAAACAAAGTTCGTTATTTTACTGTAATTATGGTTTGCTGTATCTCCTGCCGTTTTTCTTATTCTAAACTGGTATTCTTCAAAGGGTTTAGTTATTCTTATATAACCATCATGGATTACAGTTGGTTCAGTAAGCGTATCAGTTATAGTATAAGTATCAACCGAATCAACACGTCCATAATATCCAAGAGCATTGCTTGTGTGTGTATACCATTTTGTAACGCCAGCATGGTCAATTACTATGCGTGGATAACTACCATTAGAAGATAATCCAGAACCAGATGTATCATAAGAAAACCTGTAAAAAAGATAAGAATAAACCGAATCAGAATCATATACTGCCGTCGTATCAGAAAATCCATAGTTATAGTTCCAATCTTTGGGAGCATGAAACCACTTAAGTTCAGTAATATCAACATTATAGGAAACAGTATCAAGTTTACCACCAGCTAAATAAGAAGGTTTACATGTAAGAGAATCAAATCTTTTTACCATTTCCCTGAATTGTGTATTACCAAGAACAGGCAAACACAAGACAATTAGAACTGTAATAAAAATTAATCTTTTCATATCCTTTTCCTTTTTAATTTGTTAAGATGTACCCTAAACGGTTTACTGTTAAATCCGGGCACTATATTTTTATATTTATGAAGCTCATGAATTTTATCAGTATTTCCTTTAGCTTTTTCTTCTTGTAATCTTAACCAAAACAACGTTGCACGCGCCTCAGGTGAAACATCACCAAGAGCAAGCCACCATGCTTTATCGGGTATACCAACAAGTTTACCATATCTCTTAAATCGAGACATAAGTCTATTTTTTTCACGCTCAGGTAATCCTTTAAGTATTTCTGCACGCATTTTACGTGCTTTTGCAACTTGTTTTGAAGGCAACTCATCCCCGGGTGTCGTATAATATATTCTCGCAGCTTCTTCTATTCTTTTGTTAAGTTTGAATCTTTGTGTATTTTCTTCCTTGCGTAACTCAAAAGCCTCACGTACTTTCTCTGCGCTTTTCGCTGCGGTTACTTTAAGAAACCTACGAACATCAGGTATACCATCAATAATTTCACCCATGACTTTTTCTTGATTATCTTTTCCTTGAATTTGTCTAATAATAGACGTTATGCCTTCACCAACAAGATACGTGTATAAGTTACCATACGTTGTATATTGAGTGAGTGCAAACTTTAATCGCTCAGGTGATGCTTTTAACGCTTTACCCGCTATGACAAAAGCAGGGTTAGTATAATCATTATATTCTTCCTCAGGTTTTATGTCATGGTAACCTTTCCATACTTTCTCATCACGCCAGAAATCATAATTAGAGGCATACCCAAGTATAGCATCAAGCAAAGGTGGTAAAGATTCAGTTGGCATAATAGGAATAATTTGTTTAGCAGCCTCAACAACATTTTCTATATCAACTTCTTCCCCGGTAAGCATTCTTGCAAAATTCTCAAACACTGCTGTTATTGCGCGTTGCCCCTGGTCTTTTGCTAATCTTATTATGTAATGACGTTTATTGCCATCTTTATCTGTAAAACTTAATCCAGTAGTAATATTAAAATAATTTGTTCTACTATGTTCACTTATTGCATCATAAGCCTCAGGGTTGCGGGATTTGTTAGCAAAATAAAGACCCATAGTTAATGCCCCAAGCTGTGCCACTTTAAACGCAAACTCTCCCGGTGTATATTTAGCCGCACGAAATATTCCGCGTGTACCTTGAACTGCAGCATTAAGATAAGGCATAGCAACATCAAGTGCTTTAGTCCATACTCCACCCTGTGAAAAATCAAGATAGTTTCTTGCAATAGCCGTAGCCTCAACTGAAGGTTTACCATTTCGCATTGCACGTTCTCGTAAGGCTAACCTTGTCCATATTTCCGAAGTTTCACCAACATACCCAAGAACTTTTTGAACTTTAGCAAGTTTACCAGTAAGTTTGTTGGTCAATGCACCTTGATGGGTAAGGAGTGACATGCCAATTCCTTCTTCTACTGCATTTTTATACCTTCCTTTACGAAATATAGCATCAGTAGCAACAGACGCTAAATCTCTACCCATCTGAAAAGCAGCCTTAGGTGCAAATTTCGAGTACTCAGAAGTTGTCAACCAAATGTGAGCAACATCACGGAAAAAGTTAGATATAGCAAACCCCGGATTTGTCCCAGTAGCCATCATTTTGAGAAACCGTGTTCCTGAAATATTACTAATCCAATGAGCAAGCTGTGAGTTGATATGCGGGTCATTCCATATCCATTCTTTTGCAAACCAATCAGGCGCTAAAATAGATTTCGTTTCACCTTCTAGTCTTACTTTTATTACACTAAATCCGGGTGGTGGTTTAGACGTTTTTTTACCCGATTTTAATCCAATAGCATTTTTAGGGTCCTCTATAGTAAGTTCATACAATTTCTTGTTTGCTTTATTTTCCATAGAAACACGATATGCATGTGCAAACATTTGAGCTAATCCTTTGTTCCAATCACGGTCTACAACCGCCTCTGTACCTTCTTTAAGTTTTTTCAATAACCTTGGGTCCGTCATTGAGAGTTTTCTTCGATTCATTGCCGTATACCACTCAGAATCAATATAATGTAAAACCTTTGAAGGTACATAAAACCCCTTAGATAAAAGGTTAGCTATTTGTTCATCATTATATACTTCAGCTTCTTTAAGAATATCTAATACTTCTCTACTTGCTTTTTTGAGAATATTAGTTTTTTCATAAACTTTATTGTAAAGTTCTGGATTATTACGCTTAAGGTCACTCATCCACGTTCTAGCCTCTTCCGGTGATTTAAACGATTTATATTTAGGTTTATAATTTTCAATCGTAATTATTCTTAACGCCTCAGCAAATTCTCTAAGTGTAACTTCATCCTCTGGCGATAACCCTTTAATTATGCGTTTATAGTATTCATTGTATTTTATCTCAGCGGCAGTTGATGCGCCTTTCATAGTAGTAAAATGATTGAGCGCCTCTTTGGCAAGATAATGGTCCTCACTAAGTAACGCGTTTTTTGCATTAGCACTCATATCAACTATTCTGGTTTTAAGTTTATCTAAAGCACGAAATAAACTCTTATCAGAATACGCCTCAATTATTGGGTCATCCATTATGGTTTTTTGTTTATAGCTTTCACCTACAGATGACATTTTACCTTGTTTCTCATGGGCTCGCTCAATAATCCCACGTCTAAATGCTTTCGGGTTAATAATTGTAGCCTTAGGTAAATGTTTTGTTATTATGCCCAAATTCTTCTCAGGTTCACGTAAAATATTTTGTATTTGTCTTTTATCATATCCACCTTTTTCAAGTGCATACACTAAATCAGCAGGTCTAATATTAGTCTTATTATATACATTCTTTAATGATTTAACCATCTTAAACCCGCCAATTAAAACTGCAGCATCCATAAGCTCTTGTTTTGTTGGTGCTTTACCTTCAATTAATGATTGAGACGATACTAATGCCCCAACTTCACCGGCAGTTGTAGCCCCACGTGCTATTAATTCCCGTGCAAGAGTTTTCTTAGTTCCAAGTAATGCCTTGCCAAATATTCTTTCACCAGCACCAGCTGCTCCTTGTGTAACAATACCAACAACAAACGATTTAGCAGTTTCCTTAAGCACACCAGTTAACCGATTAATAAAATCGTCCATACCTTCAACATCACCCTCTGTATACATATTGATTAATGTCTCTTTAATAGCAGTTGGTAACGCAAACGAAGAACCCGCTGCAATAAACGGGGCAACGGGCGCACCCACACCACCAGTTGCTCCAGTAATAGCAGCACCACCTACTAAACCACCAATAGCCATAACAGGCAAATCAGCTAAAAGATTAGAAGCTTGCATTACTAATCGTTCAGGAGTGGAAAACTCACCAGTGACCGGGTCTGGCATTTTACCGCGTATAGCTAACCCTAAGGCAGACGATTCAAGCCCTACCTTAATTGCATCCAAAAAATCTGGATTGTTATCAATATTTCCAAAAGTATTAATCTGAGCATATGTATCCGATGGGGCTACTTCAGATAGTTTTTTCCTGCCAGATAAAATTTCATCTATTTTTTTCTTATCATAATACTTTCCACTTCCTGGCGGAAACTCATATAAATTGTTGTTTTCCATAGACTAAACTACCAAGTAAATAATCCTTTTCTTCATCTTTCAACATTTCTTTGATGTCTTGATTTAAGAAACTCCAAAACGTCTTTATAGAATGGAGTTTCTCTGGATTCCTGAAAAGATTTCATGAATTGTTGTCTTAGCATATTTCGTCTTTCAAGCTCTGACGTTAGCCCTTGTAAATCCGGATAATTCATAACTCCCGGACCATATGGTGCAATAGAACCACCGGGAGGTATCGTTTCGATTTTATCTCGTAATTGTCGCCTTCGTTTATATTCTTCACGTTCCTCTGGAGTAACATTTAAAAAATCAATAACGCTCTCATATGCTTTTTTAAAAAATGATTCACCTTTAGTTTCTTTTTCGGTTTCAGATTCAGATTTTCTAGGCAAACTTTGTTTATATTCTCCAACCATTGTTCTATATGTTTGTAAAAGTTTAGTCAATGCACCAGCAACCGAAGTTTGACCTTCCTCAAGTCTACCAAGTTCCGCATTATATGCGTCCATAAACTCAACAGGAAACCCGGGAAACTTGCTTAATACTTCAGTTGGTAACATACCAGTTCTTTCATAAAAAGCATTAGACAAAACTTCTTCCGCATCAGCATACGGCATACCACCAATTCCCTCTCTTATTCTTCCTGTATTGCGAATTCTTTCTTGTTCAAGTAACGTCTTGTTTCGTTCTTCAGCTAGTTCACGTTCAAGTTTAAGTTGTTTCTCAAATTGTTCACGCTCCTCTTGAAACCTTTTACGTGCTAACTTTAATTCTTCTTCTTCCATTTCCATTGCACGTTTTCTAAGTTCTTGTTCAAGTTGATACGCAGGTGAACGCTCCTTAAGTTTTTGCATATACCGTGCAGACAAAATTTGTTTAGTTCCTTCAAAAGCCATTAATACCTCCCCAGTCCAAAATTAAGATTAGAGCCTAATTGTGAACCGAATTGCTGACCGAGTTGTTTAGTAAATATATCCTTTGGTGCTCTAGTGCCAGACATAAAAAAAGTCAAAGCACCCATACCAAGCAAATCAAGAAGTTCCGTTACTGCACTATCAAACCTTCGTTGTGCGTTTAAATCACCTTGATATTTCATCTGTGCGGATGCTAAATTAAATTCATTTATAGCGTCTGCTACTTTTAACCGTGTCTCAAGGTCCATTTGAGCTAATTGAGATTCCCAATCTTGTATTCCTTCTATAGCTTGTCGTTGTAGTCCACCCATCGCACTTGCTCGTATACCGGGTGCGGTCGATGGTGTTAATCCAGAAGCAGCAAGGTTTAATCCAGCGGTACGTTGACTTTGCCCTAACTGTTCTCTTATACTACGAATACCAGCTGTCCGTTTAACCGATATTAAATCAGATAATGCTTTGGATGTCGTTTCAGGTATAGTCGCAGGTGTTACAAACTCAGGAATATCAGGTTTCGCAGATTTAGGAATACCTGTTCCTTTTCTACCCGCTAAATATGCCACCAAAGATGGTAAAACATATTTAGCACCTATAGAGGCTATTGTTGCTACTGACATATTACAATTTCCTTTCTATGTATTCAAATATAAGTTTAAGCTTTCTTAAAAGCTCCCCATATGTTTCTTTGCCTGTTATTTTTATTGGTATTTTTTCTGCCATGTTAACATGATACCTTAATAATAAAATAAACTAAAAAAATCCAACATGCACCACCGATAAATACGCCAAGCGGTGTTTCAAGCCAATGATTATCCTTGTTTTTCTTCTGTTTCATAGTTTATTTCTAACCTTCTTAATCCAAAATCTGTTATTTTCGTTCCTTCTATACGTGCACTTATTGTATCCCCACGTTTTCCAAACGGGAGATTATAATTCTTTGTTATATATGTCGATGATTCAGGTAAATCAACAGTAATAACATTAATAGTACCAGATGCAGTATTCAAATAATCAATATAAAGTTTAATAGTACCACCAGTATCATATGAGCAAAGGTATTCAATGGAAATATAGTTTAACAATTTCTCATATGATATTCCCGGGTATATATAATCCTTAGTCTGGAACGATATTTTAATTTGTTGGCTATCAAATTCACTTCCCGAAGGAGCGTTAAATTCAACGATATAGTAATCCGAGCTATTAATATTATAAGCTACTGCTAATGTTCTGTCTATCATAGAAGCAGAAGAAAATAGTTTTATATTAGTATTATCACTACTGCCACCAGTAGCTATCTCTGACCATTGTCCATTTCTTAGACAAAAAACCATCATATTTCTTGTTGTTGATGTATCATACAATGTTAAATACAATCTATCATTGAACTTATCATAGACTAAAGCAGACGATTCAATTTGTGCATTCTGCTGTGCTTTGTCTATGACATTTCCTATAGGAATATCAAAATCTTCTTCAAGAATTCCTCTGTTATATCGCTTTAAACCAACATCAGACAAAAAATAAGGAACATCGAGTGTCCGCTCAATAGCCCAATGACTTACTAAACCCGTTTTGACGTAAAACTCTTCAAGCGTCCATGTGAATTCGTTTCCTGTGCCTAAATCAACAAGATAAAAATTAACACGTTTCCATATGATTAATTTATCAAGATATGACATGATACTTTCGATTGAATCTTTACTTTCATGCTCAAGCAATAATGCGTTAGTATCAAGAAAAGAATCAACCTGAAAATTACCAAACTCATCAGCCAAACAATATCTAACCTCGTCATCTTGTGCGGCAGTATTACCGATAAATGTTCTATCATTAACCGAAGTTATGTATTTATAATTGATTATATTAGACGATAAATTACTAACCGTTACGTCCGAACCAATACCAATATCGGCATACATTTCGTTATTACCAGATATATCAGCAGTATCATCAAGTATTCCTGTGTGAGACGTTGTTTTCGCCGCAGGAAACTTCGTATACCAGTATGTTACCAGTGTAGCATCATCACCATTAGCAGGTGTATCCCCTGTTATAAGAGTTACGGTTAATGCTGTAGCGTTGTTTGAGTTTACATAATACATTGAATTGTTACATCTCACACAAAAGTTAACCCACTGGTCACTATTCCATGATGCAGCACCTTTTTCAAACCTTCCTGTACCTGTATTATACGTTATTCCTGTTATTCCAATATTAACCGCGGAATCAATAGCCGATTGCCCTACCCAATTACTGTTAGCATACCCAAGATAATAAAACGTGGAATTATCAGTTGACCTATACACGCGAACAGCACTTATACGTTTAGAATCTGAGCTACTCCATTTAAACGTAATACATACCGCATTATCACCTGCACCTACCGTAATAGATTTTGATGCAGACGGTAAAGAATACTGAAACGAATCATACTCAAATACAAACTTGTAATAATATGTATTACCCGCAGTCAGTCCACCACCGTCAACATAAGCAGATGTTAATGTTGCATTACCAGTATCAGGGGCAGTAAGTTCCGATTTACTTATATAAATACCATTGTTTCTGTAATCACGTATAACAGCAGATTCACCATCTTTTGTAGAAAAGTTACGTCCTGCACATTCAATCCAATCAGTACCAGAATCCGTTATATATCCATCTATTGTGCCAGAATCACCAATCATAAAATAATATCCAATCCACTGGTCAGCATTCCATGATTGTCCAGAAAACTTCACACGGTCATTGCTACCATCATTATCAGGGTCAACATCTCCTGTGCCAGTAAATACGGAAGGCATGTTTATATTATTTTCAGTATACTTTGTGTCCGGACGTGGTTCTTGAATAACACCAATCCATAATGGATAATTTGAATCACCAGTCCCAACACCTGCACGCAAAACACCTTGTCTTGTAAAGACAGAATACAATTCGTCTATATCTACGTCAACATTATCACTCACAAGTTCTGCCCATGATTCAATGAATGAGCTTGTTTCCGAATTCCATTGATGCGATACCCATACGCCATCATCAGCACCATCGTTACCAAACACTAAAACAATTTCTTGTGTAGCAGGAGTATCAAGACTTAACACAGCAATTCCATACACCGTAGTTACGCTTGAAGGTATATTTTCGCCAGAAACAGCATTATATTGTGATATATAATTACGCAATCGTAACTCACCAAGCGTAACGTCAGGCATGAGATTAACAGATTTGAGATACAAATTGTCATTCATTTCTTGACGGCTAATCAATTCGGGATACCCGGAAAGAGATTTTACTAATCCCGCTGGTTTGTCAAGCGTATAAACTGGCATTAGATATAATCCTGCACTTTAAGTATTAACCCTTTTCTTCCTGACTCACGTATAGAATCTATTTCACTTTCCTCAATATCTTTTCTTGCAATATAATCTTGGTTCCTATCAGGTTTACCTAATACTTTAAGCATTCTATCAACCGCCATAGAAACCAACGTTAAATCATCATCAACAGGTAAATCTGTAGTATCGCTGTCATCACTTAATTCATTGGGTTTATTAATGGTCAATAAGTTAATCTCATAACTTGCCAATAAATCAGCACTAACTATATATATATTATTATCATAATAACACCAGTAATAATCATAAACTATACTTCCAGAACTTACCGATTGAGTAGCAGTGTTATTGTTATTATATTCCCACTCAATATTTTTAAGCGTGGAATAATCCACTTCAACACCGGGATAATTTTTAACACGCAATGCAATCGGTAATCGTATGGATGATGTAGCGCTACTACCAACAAAACTTGAGAACGCAATAGTTGCTATGTATCCACTTATATCAGATGACGTTAAAGTATACGTATACTCTTTGCGTAATCTTGCTGTTTTCTTAAACAACTTAATACGCATCTTATTAATTATTTCGTCTACTAATATTTGTGGAATTTTAGTTGTATCAAGCTGTCTGTTGCTCAAGTTCAGATAAACTAATCCCCTGATTTCTTCTAAGTTCATCGGTTACCTCAGCTACGAATTCAATGTTTTTTTTGTTTGCGAGTTTATCAAAAAAGCTTAAAAGTGAAAACCCTTGTTGTATTTTACCTTCTGCTTTATCACCTATAAGTATTATCGAAGATGCAAGAATAGTTAACAACTCATGGAGCGTTTCATTAAATTCACATGTCGTTGTCTGATATCCCGTCGCATTAGAGGATACGAGTTCCTTTGCTCTACGTATATATGACAAATAGGCAGAAGTTATAGTGTTTGGTTTAATATGCAACGTATCCCCCATAATCCAGCACAATGGATGTGTAGTCCGAGCTCTCAACCAATAGTTTTCTTCATAATCCTGTATTTCAATAGAATCTACATAATCAGCATAAACGTATGAATCAGTGCGTAACGATAAAAATCGTAAAAACGCCCCCTCTTGGTTATCTAAAGCAGAAATGTCATAATTCATACTTTGATGTGTTGAGATTGTTGATTTATACAAATTGCCACTATCACCAGTACCAATATACAAAGAATCAGAGAAACTAACAAGAGATAAACATGAGGTATCGTTTAATACGCTATACACATCATAACCTGAACCATGAGCTCCTTTTATTCTTATAATTGTTGAAGGTCTACCTGTGAAATAAATCCATCCAAGATATTGTTCACAAGCATTAAGTTCTTTTATATTAGTTATAGTTGAGTATGTGCTCCATGTTGACCCATCATATGAATAAAAAATCACGGCATCGCTATTAGCTCCAGCATTCCAAACAGCAGTATACAAAACGTCATTAAAGTTTTTAATAAACCCACAGTTAGTATATTGTTCGGTGAATGAAGAAACCGTCGTACTATCAGGTAACGTTATAGAGTTAGTATCAGACGCCTCATAGAAGGTTTTACTATCAGTCGTATAAATTATCATAGCACGTTTAAGCGATTGTGTCGGTCTTCGGCTTACGGAAGCATATACACGAATATTGTTATTAATAGGTATAGACGTAAACCCGGTTATTTCACCTGGTGTTTGTGTTAATCCGGAATACACTGCGGATTTCCATGTTGAATCAGACGTCAATGGTGATTGTGCAATATAGATATGTCCATGCGTTGTGCCTGCATACATAACACCAGAATACGGGTCATAGAACAATGTTGATATATACTCATTAACCGTAGTAATACGAAACAATTCCGTCAAAGTTGAGCCGTCCCATCTCCATATAGCTGGATAGTTATCATATCCACCGCCTATATAAAGGTTTGTGCCATCTGTAGCAATACAATAAAACCGCTTGTTGTTATCAGTGTCTTCGTACTGAGCAGTTAATGTGTCTGAGGATAATTTATACAACGTCGTTGCTGAGCCTAACCCCTGGTCAAGAATAACATACAATTCAGAATCCAGCTCGATAAACCCACGATAGTATGCCGTAGTACCATAAAAATAGGACAGAGATATTTCACCCTGTCCTCTTCTTAATATATCTCCACTATATGGTATAATTTCCTTATCATAGACACCAAGTTCAACAAGATGCTCATTCTTTATATTTGATTCCATTAACGATTGAGCCGTATTTAAAGCCCGTAATCGTATCGTTGAACTATACCTTCTAGTATCATCATCCGTGCTTGTATCCGCAAGAAAATCACCCATTTGAGTAATTTGCTCACTTACATTCATTAAATATACCCAACAACTTTGAATGTTATCACGTCATTTGCCGTTCCGTTAATTGTAGCACTTGCACCATCAGACGCAGGCACAATTGTTGGAACTTGATTTTCTACCGTCTGGTTAGCAACAAACTCAATGTATTTAATTGTCGTAATATATTTACAATGAGTTTCCGCAGTAAACGTGTAATCACCACTACCGGGCATTTTGAATGTAATGTATTCAACAAGCAAATCTCCGGGATGAACGGCTTCTCCACCATACCGTTTAAGTACGTATGCATCTGCACTATAATCCTGTCTTTGTGATATTTCAGCCATTATACTTCCTCCGTTAAAGTTAACTATTACCTAAAAAAGTCTACTAGCGCTTTTAATGTCCGAATGATAGCACTTCCATCGTCATTCTTGCAATACTCAAGAAACATTCCTCTGGATGAATCTGGTTTTGAGTTAAACATAGTGATTCCGCTTGATGCACGTGCAATATCAATTGCCGCTGAATCATAGTTAGTAACTGTCCATTTTGTAAACAATCCAGCAGTCGAAGTGCTTAATCTGACATAGTCGCCTAATTTTATACTGTCCCCAGCAGCTATTTCCGTAGCTACTCTAAACACTCCTTGTATTCCTAACTGCCCAAAAGAACCATTAGAAATAGATTCGAGCGTTACGGCTTGTGGAAGTTGTGTTACAGCAGCATATCTCCACACATTTGTCGGTTTAACAAATACTTTTATGGAATCGCCACTATAATACGGAGACGCATTTAACCACTTAACAGAATCAAGCGTAAAATAATTATTAGGCAACGTGATTATTGTGTCCACCCAAGCTGAACCAGTGCCAGCAGAATCCGGAGTAACAAGCGTATCGATAAATGTTATTCTGTTATCACTTGTTACTGACGTTGTATCAAGAACATCTCCATAGAATACGATACTATCATTTGCAGAACTATCACCTAAATCAACGGTAACTTTCCATGTTAAACCCTGAACAACTCCACCAAGTCCACCAGTGCGCGTCAATCTATCCCATCTTAATCCTTTGTTGATGCCGAAATTAGTTGTGTCCCAACTGTAAGTTGTACTAGCATGAACAGTATCAAGTATCGTAATAGACGTATCATATGGCATAACGCCGCGTCCCGGGCTAAGTGAAGTACCAGTAATGTTACCACCAAGAATTATTATACCACCCATATCACCGGGTGACCTGGTAAGTAATAGTTTATTCGTCGTTATTATTGTTCCCTTCTGTTGCGTTATGACAGAACTATAACTAAAGAGAACAATAACCGATACTATAAACAAACAATAAAACATTTTTTTCTTCATTACTTTCTCCTTAAGTTATAATTATGTCACAAATAGCCAAATTAGTTCATCGCCATCTTGGACTTCAAAATCTAATATTATTTTTTCAGAACCTTCGGTACGAGTATAAGAAACCACGTTCCACATTGCTCCATTTTGACGGCAGTCAACAATAGCAGACAAAACACCACCAACAAATAGAAATATTTGTCCAACATCTTTGTTTGGAACATTCATAGTTGTTATACCGTCGGCATTATTACCATCAGTGGCAGTCACATCAGGAAATGTCCACGTATCGTTTTGTTTTGTGGTAGTTACCGTGGAAGCCGAACCGTATACTACGTTCCATTTAATGAACTTGAAGGGATTTTTTACGTGCCCGGCTATTCCACCGAGATGTTCAAGCATACCTTGAACTATATTCTCATGTATTTTACTCATTATAATCCCTCCTTATGATTCGGCTATTTCATTGATACCAACAATCGCAGAATGAGCTCTTACAAAACTAAACCCAAGAGTCAGGTAAGCCGTAAGTCCATATTTCAACGATTTAGCATCATTGTGCTGTAATCCTTTCCCGTCTTTTCCTTTGTCTATATGGATGTCATATCCTTTAAGGTAACAGTATTTCAGGTATGACAAATCCATGACAAAACAGTCGTAAGCATGTCCATCTTCCATTGAGTAATCAATAACAAAATTCATTTCTCCATGTCCCGCGTCAATCGTTGTGACATTCATGTTCCACTGTTTTGATTTCTCTGCATTGAATCGTGCTTTGTTGTCAAACAGTTCCTGAAGAATGTTATGAAACAACCCACCGCATATACATACTTTGTTTTCACTTCCATACATAAAAGCATAATAGGCAAATTTTCTTATGTTTGCCACAGTCCATTGATTCCAATCAGTAACCCTCCAGATGCGTGAAGTTGCATTACCATTGATAAGGTCAGCGCCCGATGACCATGCAACTGTTTCTGAGTCGGCGTTTTGATTTCCATTAAGAAACCAGAAAAATCCACCCATAGTATCTCTCGGTTGGTCACCTTCAAAATCTTTCTTAGTACGCAGATGATTATACAAAAACGCATACTCAACTTCTTGTGCAAACGCTTTTTGTTTTAACATTGCTTCATTTTGCATTGGGTCGGGTCCGTACATGTTCACAGCACGTCTTGTGTCGGTAACATTCCATGTTTTCTGGAATATCTGTATAGCGTTTTCTTCATATTCCATCGGTTTACTCAACGCAACGGGACTTCTTGAGTCTTGTGCCATAGCCATACCCTGCTTGAAGAACCTTAAAGATGAACCACTATCAGCAGTAAAGTTCGTGCTTGTATCTCCTGTACCGTTGTTACGTGCACATGTTACAATATAATTAGAAGTACCACTTAAAGCAGCAGCAGAAACAGATTCAACCCTTAACATTTCACCATGCAAAGGGAAAGTAGAATTAGTCTGTGGATTTGAACCGCCAGTCGTCTGTTGATAAGGTACATATAACATATCACCAGCTTGCAGAAACTCATTAGCATTAGCTATAATGAAAGTTTTCAAACTTGTCGTTATAGCGGCAGCCGTTCCCGTACCATCACATCCGGTCAATGTACCTTTACGTTTCTCTTCAGCCTGCTCAAGCATCGTAGGTTTTGTATCAGTTACTGCTCGTTTATCGAGAGTATGCTGAGTTAAAAAATATATAAAAGGCATTTTTGCCCTCTGCCTGAAAACTACTTTATCAGACAAATCATATATTCTACGCTTTGTGATTGGTTGGTCACCAGCAGCGTTATTTGTGGGTATTGCACCTCTAATAGCCATAGTTTATTCCTCCATTATGAACCATAACCACTTGGAATTCCAAAGTATTCCTGAAACTCTTTCTCTGAAGGTGATAATCCAACAGTATCGTCCGTTGTTCCCGGTGAAGAAGAAGCACTTTTCATTTCTGATTTTCGTGCATTAGATTTAATTCTATCCATGACGTTTTGTTTAATTTGTTTACTTCCATTTGATTTATTGAAAATTACTTTATTCAAATCAGTATCTTTTAACATATACAATGTAATTAAGTCACTTTCTTCTACATTCGGATTCTTACGGAACTCGGCATATTCATTAATTTTCCTGTTGACATATTGGTCGTGGTCAGGGTTACCTTTTTCAAGTCCAAGTGAATTATAAATTTTGTCTTTAAACTTTTCAGTTTCAGTTCTAAATTGAGATTCAACTTTAGAGTTTTGGTCGAACGCAATAAGCATATCAATCATTTCTTTGCGTACATCTTTTTTGAAATTATCTTTCAGAGCAGAAGAATAAGATGTTAAAATTTTCTTGACATCTTTACCTGTAAGTTCTGTTTCGTCATCTATATCGTGTAATTCAGGTATCGTAAATTCATCTGACTGTTGTTTACCTGACTGTTGTTTTTGTTGGTCTGTTCCCTGCAAAAAATTAGATAACAATGCTTGTTGATTAACTAATTGTTGTTCAAGTTGACTAATTTTAGTTTGCTGCTCATGAAATTTAGACTCAAAATCCTTATGAGCTTTTTCTGCGGCTTCCATTGTTGCAAATTTACCAAAGATAAGTTTGTGTTTTTTGGGTTCATCTTCAGCAAGTTGGTCTTGCATGGAACTTCCAGATTTGTCTTCCTGCTCTTCATCGATTATTTCTTCTTCAGGTTGAATCTCATCAACTTGTTGAATATTTTGAGAATCATCATTATCAGCATCTTCTTGAATATTTTCATCTGGTAATTCATCAAAATATCCAAGTATAGCTTTGTCCTCATCCGAAATATCATTTTCAGGTTGATTCTGGTTTTGATTATTCTCAAGATTTTCCATAGTGTCATCCTCGCTTGGTTTTACGAGTTTTCCTAAGACACCATCAATAGATTGTTTAGCCATAATTTGTTTCCTCCTTACCCTGAGGAGCTTCCCCGCGTAGTAGTTAAGTTCTTAATTTGATTTTCAATATTACCACGTGCGGAAGGTGTTCCTCTGAATTTCTTTTCAAGTTGAGCTTCTTTCTCTATCATTTTAAGGTTGTTTAATGTATTATGTATTCCTTCTTTAAGCTTGCTTGCCATTGATTGAATATCTGCACCAAACTCAGCAGTCATTTCACGTTTTTTCGATGTTAAAGCTTCATTAAACAGTTTATCTGCTGTCGCTTGGACATCTTCTAATTGTTCAGTTAATGCTTGTATTTGTTGTTGTTGCTGTAATAACTGACTCCTGCGCTGGATTATATCATCCCTATCAGGAAAATCTGTCCGCTGTAATACGGCAATTTCATCAATAATACCAAGCTCAAAGAATTTAAGTATTCTCAATAATTCAGATACTTCGTTTGTTGGTGTTACTGAATCTTCAATTATTTTTATATCATATGAACCAACTGTTACGTCATTAAGTATTCTACCTGTTGATTCTTCAATTTGATTAAGTTTGATACTACCATATTGTAAACTATCTTTACCTTCATAAAGTCTTATTGTCTTTGGTAAAGTATAATACCGCTGAATCCATCTGAACACTTGTTCACCAAGAACTTCAAGTGGTTGTGTTACACCACGCATTTCTGGACGTTGCCTATCGATTGACCATTGTTTAAACAGTTTAGATTGTTCGGCAGTATCTGGAGCTTGTGATGGGTCGCCCATAGAATGAGCAAACTGCCCAAGCTCATACTCCATTTGCATCATAAGTTCACGTGTAAGTTGGATAAATCCAGCATTAAGAGGTTCGGCACTAACAATTTGTACTGATTTACCGTCTCTCATTGCTCCCGATTTAATAAAGTTCACTGACCCTATTTGATTGTACTTCTTTTCCCAGCTTTCTTTATATTCTTCAGGTATTGCATCCTCTTCCATTATGAGACGTGGAATTGAGGCAACAAGCGCAGATGCAACACACACGTTGAAAGCTTTATTGAGTGCTACTTGTTTACCTTTTTGAAAATCAACTTTAGACATTGGATATGGATTACCAAGATGTTTATAAGTAAAAAACGCCATCGGATACGTATTACAAGGTAAAATTTCAGAAGAAACCAGTTTTTTACCTTCACCAAGAAACGTTGATTTTACTATACGTTGTTCATAGGTTTGTTCTTTTCTGAAACCATACCCTTCATTCATAAGCTGTCCAACTGTACGCTTAAGGTCAAGGTCTTGATTAATAATATCATCCGGGTCTTGCTCAAACCTTGCCACAGCAACGGGATTTCCTTCATTGTCAAGCTGAAACAAATAAAACACCTCTATACTAACCGGGAAATACCAATCAACAAGCAACAACTCATCTATTCCAGAGGCAGACAAATCAGTGTCCACACTTACTCTATCTGGATTATAAGTTACACCATATCCAAAATCACCCTCAAGTGGACTATCGGATTCATCACGTATAGTAACGAGACTATCAAGTCCTCTAAACTTATTAAATATTCTTTTTGCATATTGTAAGGTTATATATTTATAAATATATATATCTTGAGCATCTCTGAAATTCCAATCAGAAGAAGTTGGGTCAATAACAATATATTTCGGGTCAACTTCTCTTAGTATAAGTTCGCCTTTACCATTATCTGCAAGAGGGTCCTCGTCACATAAGAAACATCCAAGTCCTTTAATTTGTGCTTTAAATACAGCATTCTCAAACTCTTTTGTTGCTTTAGAAACATGCCAAATATGATGAAAAATAGAGTTCACGATTGAAGCATCAAGGTTAGCCCCACCCTTAGGAATCGCTTTAAACATAGGAATATTAGCTGTCAATATTGAAACTGACATATCAATTGCAGCTTGAATTCTATTAAAAGTCAAATCGGTCTGCCCACGCTCCTCGTTTCTATCTTTTTGAGACGAATCCCACTGATGTCCAAGATAAAACTTATGTGATTCCCTGCTGCGTCTATCAAAATCGATTCTATCGGGATTACGTTTATACTTAAGAAACTTTCTAAACCCTTCTTCCAGACTTCTTTTGTTTATTGGATAATTCATTGAACTTCCATATTATACATTACTAATTAAACTATTATATGTTTCTTCCCAACTTCTTATATCGTATTTATCTAAAGATAATCCAAGTTTTCTTTTATAGGCATTTTCTCTTACTTTTTCAACACTGGGTGCGGGATAAGAATTCACATAAACAAGCGATAAAGCATCGGCTAAATCTACTGGAAAATCTTTTGATTTACGATTAACGTTTATTAAATGTTCCCCAAGCATCGTATGATGTTTCTTATGATATATGAGTCCACGCCTATATGCGCCTTCTAATGCCCCTTCAATTCTACCAAACTTTTCAGTATGTACTGACTGAAAATTAAGGTTTGCTACACGGTTAGTATTGTATTCAAGGTTTCTTTCTCTTTCATAATCTTCTAGAAATGGTTTAAGCAATGATTGTCCACCATTTTTCTCAACTACACTTCTACGTGGTTTATATATATAATCAAACTCAAGAAACTTCTTAACTGCATCAACTGAAGACAAATGGTCACAAATATAATCTATAATAAAAACACGGTTATTAGAATCAACACCAATACATATAATGGCAGTAAATGCACCTAAATCTTGATTATATTCTGTATCTATTCCAATAAACGTATAAAGTGCAATGTACTCATCGGTTTCCATTAAGTTTTGGTTACCATCATCAATAGCAGTTATTCTAAAAAGATTAGCACCAGGCATACGCTCATCATTTACGAAATATCCATCATAATATTTAAAATATTTCTCCTGAAAAGTTTGTCTGTGCACAGCAGTAGTATCATGAAAATATTCAGCCCAAAACGAATGCAATCTGTTTCTTGCTTTAAGTTCATCGTATTTACGCCTGAGTTTATACGTTGGAAACCCAGATTCCCACGTAGATTTACCAAACGGATAACCATCAAGAGGTTTACGGTCAGCAGCATAGAACTTGATTTTCTTATATTCTATACTTTTATCCATTATATGTTTAATAAGGCATTTATCATGAGTATAATTAGCAATAAGCATAACTTTATGTTTGAATAATGATAATGAAGGTTCAAGAACACGGTCATGCCAATCAATATGTGAATCCCATTTTTCCCATGTCTTTACAGTATGCGGGTCTTGGACGTCATCAATAAATACAAGTTCGGGTCTAAAATGCAACCATTTCGTTCCACGCATAGCCTGGTCAATTCCACGAGCACGCAGATAAGATTTAAATACCGTGCCATCATGATTGATTGAATGTGTAGTTATTTCTTTTATGCTCCATTTCGAGCCTCCACGCCCACCATAAAGGGACGTATCGGTCGCCGAAACATCACCAAATATTGCATGAATTTTCTCGTTTTCGCTAAGTTCTGTTTTGACTTCCTCAAGAAACAAAACAGCTTGACCACCCTGAGCCTCAGAGATAATAAGGATAAACTGATACAGCTGATAAAGAATAGCATGAATCGAACACAAAAACGTGGAGTTTTCAGATTTTCCATAACCACGAGGCATGGCTATAGCTATGAATTCCGATTCATCATCAAGGTATTCTTTATGAATAGTTCGATGGGCTTCAGAAAACTCACATAAAAACTTATTAGCAAAGAAAAACTTAGCAAAAAATTCTAAATCATATCTACCATATTCAAGTACTTTTTGTCTTTCTTCATGAGTGAGTTCATCTTTGTCTTTGGCTATAAGGTTCTGTTGTTCTTCATTCATTTTAAGTTATACTTCCGCCTTTATTTCTTCTTTTTCTTACGTTTGGATTTTCTTATTGAACTCTTACATATTGCCCACGCACTTGACGTTGAATATCCTTTACGTTTAACTTTTCTTACACATCTTTCAAGTTTTTTCGGCATTTTCACTAGGCTCCTCTACTAAAACCTTTTTACTTTTAAGCCGTGTATTGCTTATTTTAAGGTTTTTGTTTTCTTGTTTTAATGAATCGATTTCCTTCTCAAGTTTTTCAATCTGAGATTGAAGTTTATCGGTTTCTTTAGAGGATGATTCTACAATAATATTTTGATTAACCTCTTTAATCAATAACTGATATTGAGCCCCACATTCACAAAACGTCCGTCCCGGACTAAACGTAAATGTTTTGCCACATGTACATTTCACATCAATAGCATAATTATTAAAATAAGCCACTAAATTACCCATTGATAGCCTCCTGCTGTTTACTTATTCTCTTTATGTTTAAATCACTTGTTGGCAAAAGATTACTATTCTTTTGTCTACCATTTGAATCTTTTTTACTTATTCCAACGGCGTTAACTATATACTTTATCATTTCATAGTCTTCTCTTTTGAGACTATCGTTTGAGGCTTTACGTGTAAGGCTTTTGAGTGTTGATTCAATAAGCTTACTCGTTTGTTCCATGTCTATTTCACACCCTGCCTGAATAACCATTTTAAATACCTCCGTATTAAATTTTTCAGTGTACATAATCGGTTTAAGATACCGATAATAGTAATCATCGGTTGTATCTCTGATATATGGATAAATTTCCCCAAGAGCTTTGCGAAAAGCTTCTTCTGGTTTTATTCCATCTATATAACAATACTTGAAATAAATATGTAAGAACTTACGTTTATTTGGAGCAATTGGGCGCTTAGATTCCTTTATCCAATATCTTAACTCAGATTTCACATGTAAAAGATTGTACTTAAACTCTTCCGTACCTCGTTTAAAATTATTGACCGTTGAGACCTTCACGGGACCAGCAGGTGTGGTAAATCGTTTTTGCACTAAATTGCGTCCACAATAGTCAATACCATATATTTGAACAACCTTACCATTATCGGTTTCTACCCAATCTCCAATTTTGGCGTCTTTATAATTATCATCACGCCTGAAAAACTTTATACCTAAACCTTCAGCTTCAACTTTATCATATATATTGAAATACTTGTACTCAAGCTTTCTGGTTTTTTTGTTGAAAACACGCCTGTAAATTTTATCCATAAACAGCTAACCCATATTATGAATACTGTTATAAAATACCGAACATTTGGACAACTGTCAATATATACTATATAAAAAATATTTTTTCTATTGACAAAACTATAGGTATTTATTATATTTGTATAAACAATGTATAAACAAGCTTGGAGCATAATGGTTAAGCACAGTGAACTTATCATTATCAGAATAAACAAAGAACTAAAACGAGAAGTTAAGTTTATATGCAACAAGCTTAATTGTAATATCAGCGAGTTTATCAGAGAACTCATAAGAAAAGAACTAAACAAAGGAGCAGAAAATGGCAACTTTCGTTAATGTCAAAACCGCCAATAAAACCGAAGTTATTATCAATATCGATAGCATTAAGTCTATCAAAACCGAAAAAGGACACAAACTAATCAATACCGGACAAGAAGAATTCAAAATCAGTAATGACGAGTATAATAAAATTAGAAAAATGTTCCACCCGAAGTTCTATTAAAATATATACTCAAATATAGTTAATAAATATTAGTAAATTACGTATATAGTATACCACACATTAGTCCACATTAGATTGCATATGTATCTAAATCTTTCACTTATGCTCACCCTATGGAAAAATTGTTGACCTATCTTTGTGTGATAATATATATAAGAAAAAAAATCGAAAAGACGCCTATACCCCTATTCACCCGCTGTATCGCATTATGCTTGCCAAGTTTACATAATGATTCTTATGTGCAATTGTATATCCAATAAAAACAACAACTTGGGACTTTCGATAGCCAATATGTGTCATATTGTCATAGCAATACAATACATATTCGGCTATATTCGGCTATTCGGGTACACCACATACGGCAATACATATACACACATACCACACACACATATATAGAAGTATAGATATATATATATACACATATGCACATATGCGCATATATACATATTTGTCGTTACTGTTATTTCAATCCTTGTTTTCCAGCGTCATATCGGGGAATTGGGTTTCGCCCCTAGAGTAGTAATATATATACTCTAGGGTCCGGTCTAGATGCCGGGCTTGAGGAATTTTTTTTCATTTTTTTCATTTTTTCCTTGACATTCACGGAACTATTGTGTATATTATGAGTGACAAGCATAAACAAAAATAAGGAGAAAAAAAATGAAAGACAAAAAATATTCAATCGAAAGTATCACGGGGACGGCGATGGTCTCAAATAAGTATGATGAGGGGGAATTTCCCTCACTTCATGAAGCAATGAAAAGCTTCATGAATGAGGAATTCTCTTTCATGGATAGTGAGGAGAAAATCCTCTATGACCCGGACGGAAAAATTGTTGCCGTTCGCTGGATAGAGGATGGTTACGAATTTTTTAGCTTGGGGCGCGACTAGCGTCTCAAGCTTTTTTTTTGAAAATAGGAGGGTAAGATGAACGAAAAAGAAAACGTCATAGACCTCAATGAGTCCGCTGTGCTTACGGCGGACGAAATAGAGGAATTGAGACAGGAAGGCTGGAATTGCCTCCTCATCAGATATGATGAGGAGTATCCGGCTGTTTTCCAGAATGGCAGGATAGTTACAATAGCCGCTTGTCACTTATAGCGGCTATGGTTCAGCGGTACCGGTTGAGTGACCAGTACCGCTTTTTTCGCAACCGCGAAAGATATAATTAATCAAAATGATATCTTTCGCACAAACAAAAGGAGAATAAAATGCAAAACAAAGAAAAGCTTAATCTTGTTTCCCCTAGTCGGGGAGAAAAATATACCATCGATGAGATTCTCCAGAAGGGGCTCGAAAGAGCGGGTCTCATTGTTGAGGAAATAGAAGTCATTGACCACAAAATCACTTGGAATAGAGACGTAGATTTGGCTCTACATATCGTATTTCACGTATCTGAATCGCAATGGTGCGATTCGGTGAACTTCAAATTTAATGGGGTCATACCGCTGCACATAACCCCAAAAGGAAAAATTTCCATCAGTTACAAGGCTGAGGGAAGTTCGTCAATCAATCCAGCGGCGCCAAACAAGCCCACTGGAGACGAACGTGTAGGAAAAGGAATAGTTTCCCCTTGTGGAATTATGTATTGTTGGGTGGATGGGGAGAAAGACAAGGGCGTGGATATAGAAATAGAGAAAATCATCGAAAATCCTCTATTTCAAAAGATTTTAAATAGGCTATTCGCCGAAAGGTTCATAAGTGGTCTGTTTAGTATCGAAAAAAATGAGTGTCTCAACCAGTATGAGGTTGAGATACTTTGAGATTAGCGGCACTAGTCATTCGGCTAGTGCCGTTTTTTTTCACAATTTGCGAAAGATACCATCAAACAAAATGATATCTTTCAAAATGATATAGTTCACAAAAAAATAAAGGAGCAAAAAAATGGGAAAAATATATAAAATCTCAATGTATGATGCCCTGAAAAAGGGCGTCAATACTTATCACGAACTAACAGAAAACACGTTAGTTCATTATTCAAGTCCCCTAATAATAAATTCGGAAAATCCAACAATTAATAGAACAAGTTGGTTTTCCGAACCAATTCAAATTGAATGGACGGGGGACTTCCGTACGTGGATTGAATTGGCAATTAAATTTTGTGATGAACCGATTCTACACAAAAGCGAAATATATATGTCTGAAAAGTGGATTAGAAAAAGACCACACTGGACTAGATATTTCAAATTAGTATAGCTTGTCTATAGCTTGTCTAGGTTCAATTCCTAGAACGGGCTATTATTAAACAAAATGATATCTTTTGTACAAGCATAAATGAAACAAAATGATATGTTTCGCACAAAAAAGGAGTATAACATGAAACTAAAAGGTCGATATATAGGGGAAAACTGGATTGATGAGGAATTTCTTTTCAATCCAAAGATATACAAGCGGGACGGCAAAGTTTACGCTACACGGCGTGGATACGTTCCTTTTGAGATACATCCTGAATCAATCCACTTGGTCCAGGATGTATTGGACGCTAAAGAAAATGAGCTTGCCAAAAACCGTAAGGAATTCAACAAAATTATAGGAACTATACAAAAAGCCTCATATAGTTCTTATTCAAAAAGGTTTTCAACTAATGGAGTTCGTCTGTATTTGAAAGATGAATCTCCATTAAGAAAGCTTGGAAAATCTAAAGATGGCAATTTCACTTTTCAAGTAAAAATAACCGGAAGTAACGCCCATAAATGGGAAAATTCCGATAGATGGGTATACTTCGGGGAAATAGTAAATATAGGAGGGTAAAATGTTTTTTAATATTTCAAATCACCCTAGTTCAAACTGGAGTGAGAAACAAATTTCCGCTGCTAAAAAACTAAACGGTGAAATAGTTGATATTCCTTTTCCTAATGTCAATCCAAACCTTAACAGTGATGATGTTCGGAAATTGGAACAAGATATTTTGGATACAATACGGAAGTTTGTACCCGAAATATCGGGTCATTATTTCATGATACAAGGAGAATTTTCCTTGTGTTATTATTTGTTTCGGGAAATTTCTCAACTTGATGGTAACATAGTAGTCGCTACTACTGAAAGAAAAGTAATTGAGACCGTTAATCATGATGGGACGGTCTCAAAGATTACACAATTTAAGTTTGTGCAGTTCAGAAAAATATAAAAATAAAGGAGGGCTAAAATGAAAGTAACGAATAATGATTGTACAAGCCGAATTTCGGCACAAAAAGGCATTCAGCTTGTATCGAAAATTAGCAAAGAATATAAAAACTCCTGTATTCTTTTCAACCCGTATAATTCTGGTGTAGCTGTTATGGTCGCGTGGAATAATGATTGTGCAGAATGTGAACCTAAAACATGGATTTTTGAATGTATTGGTAAAAATTTTGTTCGCAATATTCCCGGTCATATTCAGATTAAAACAGGTCGATTTTGGTAAAAATAAACAAACAATTACCAAACTTATGGAGGGTAAGATGCAAGTAAAAAGTGATAACAAAACAATTGATATAAGTCATATTATCGTTGAAGTAACAAAGTACGATAATGTAACTTATATCGATTTTGGGGCGTATGCAAAAACTATTAGGGGAAAAAAGTATCATCCATGCATGATAAACTCTTTCGGTAAACTTGGATTAAGAATAGATTCACTGCACAATTACACAATTTCGCTCATAAAAATTCCAGATAATATATTTTCAAAAGTAAAAATAAAAGTAGTGAAAAGTCTCACAAGTTTAGATTTTTCGCTACAGGAAATAACTCCATTAATCATTAGAAAAATAAACCATATAACTAATATGGAATATGATATTAACAGTTTAAATATGGAGATGAAATAATTTTTAACCCTAAACAAAAGGAGAATAACATGAAAAACAAAGAATTAAAGTTTGTAACTGCAGGAGATAGTGAACTAATTAGAAGTACAAACAAATTTTTCACTATTGCAAACAAAGAGGATGTTTTAGAACTAAAAAAGAAAATAGTCAACAAAACAACTAAAGGGCTAATTTATGACGATAGTTTAACACCATTAGAAAACTGGTTAAAGTTTATTTGCGAATATAATGGATACAAGTTTACCTTGCCGGTGCACACTGAAATTGCAAGTGCAATTGAAAATAACCGTGAAATTAGAGAATTCGTGCACATGTTAGCCTAAAACAAAAGAACAAAAACTAAACAAAATGATATCTTTCAGGAGATACCCTAATGGAGTGCACAAAAAAACAAAAGTGGTATTTACACGTCTTAACAGGCGTTAATACTTCTAACCTAAAAGTATCAAAAAAAGAATGTAGCCGGTTAATAACACTTTCAAAAATTGACCGTAAAGAGGCAATACGGCAAACAAAAACTGCAGTCCGGGAAAGTGAAAGTATTGCTATTGTTTCAAGGTGGAATATATCTAAGCTATGGCAAGAATTTTCTCAGGCTAATGCTATACAGATTGAACAAGAGGAGTTTGTTTTTGAGCTTAGAGAATACTACAAGGAAAACCTTGCAAGCAGAAAACCGCGTATTAATTTAGAAAATCTTTCGTATACTGAACTATTAAAAAAATGTTTTTATCAAGCTATGAAAATAGAGTTTTGGGGCAAACTACTTGAGACTATTCGGCAGCCCTTACACTTCCCGGACGGGTTTAACTGGTTTTTTCTTAATGAGCAGGAATTTCAGGAGATTCATAATGAATATGAGCATATGGAAAATGAAAAAGAACTAACCGAAATATTAACTAATGTTAAAAACCTTATAGCGAACAATAATAAAGATAGTGCTATTAATATTATTGATAACCTTGTCAATGGTATTGATGGTGCGCCGTTTTAACCAACAAAAGGAGGATAAAATGACGTTCATACAACTTATAAACAATATTATTTTTCTCTTACAAAATCCAGAAAAGATTAAAGAAACGGACCCTAAAACCATTGAATACTATATTGATATGCTATATGCGTATCAGGAACAGACAAAATGAGAAACTATAAACTGTTAACCGTACAAAGTCAACTTAAGCTCAAGGGTAAACCCGTAAAGGATTATAAATTTGCCATTGAGCTTGAGTATAGGGAAAATAGCCCTCAAAATAATATCTTTTTCCCTAAAGATAAACAAATAACAATAGGATTTAAACAAAAGGAGAAGCAACATGAACTTATCATCAGTAATCAAAAGAGAATTAAAAAGTATCTTTCCAAATCAAAAGTTTTCAGTAAAAACCAGAAATAGTAATATGAGCAGTTCAATTATGAAGCTACAGGAGAAATACTTTCAGGAGCAAATACTTATATTTTTTGTAACCGGAATATGAGTGATAAAGCTAAAGAGATAATAAAAAGAGAATTAAACTTAAGTATCGAAACACCAGAATGGGAATTAAACAACTTCATTAGAAGAAAATTCAACGAAACAGATTTATAACAAAAAATAAGGAGACATAAAATGTTTGAACTAAAGAATAGTTTCAAATTAGAAACCAACAAAAGAACAGCAAACATAAATCTTAAACTAAACAAAATGATATCTTTAATGTGAGAAATACTATTATTAACACTAATAAACTTCAGAAAAATTAATAGTAAGGAGGTCTACACAGAAGATGGTATATGCTGTACGAAATGCGGGGAACTAACAAAATGATATCTTTAAACCCTAACAAACCAATAGGAGGTCTACCATGAAGAAAAGAATTAACCTGTATCTTGAAAACAAAATTACCGATAGCGCCAGAGAAAAACTTTCAAAAAATCCAGTTCAAAGAAGTTTATCATCATTAATTGAGGAGCTTCTCTGGAAATGGGCAAACCAAAAAACAGAAGGAGAATAACTATGCAGTATTATGATGATATTGCCGATAACGAAACCATTAGTTGTCTTAATTCTGTTATCAGCGATTTGAGGAACGAAACCGAACTAAGAAACATCCCAATAACTAACAAACTAATAACTAACATCGATATAGCTATCATTAGACTTGAACAAGTTAGAGAAAAATGTAAACGTATTATTGGAATTGAATCGGAAACCTCAATGAAGAGTTTGATTAAACGATTAAGAAAAATCAAACCTTGATATTTCGGTAAAATCAACAAAAAAGCCCCTGAGAGCTATTCTAAGGAACTTTCGGGGGCTTTCTTATATTCTGGTATAGCTTTTTTAAGAAATGCCGTTAGAATCAATTTTTTCATATAGAATATTATAATATTTCTCCGCGTCAACAAACCCTTCACATTCATTGCTTTTACCAATTAAACACATATCGGCATGCTGCATATCAACTCGATTGTTTTTGCATGCCACTAGTTCAGTTGCCATATTGTCCTCTTCGTAATATAGACATTTCTTACAAATAGTGTTTTTCATACTAGTTCTCCTTATCTTATAATTATGGTTATTGGTTATCTTACTAAACATTTTTTAAAATGATTCCCGAAATTGTTCCAGTTGTCCAGTATTAATCGTTTTGCCGCGTCATCCAAGATATATATATCACATATATCGTTTTTATGCCGATTACCACGCCCACACATTTGCTCTAATGTTAGAGACGCCTCACTAATATACCATTTGAATCCTTTTCTTGAGTATATACGAGCCGATACTTTCTTGTCCTTAACATTAAGAAACGGTGCTTTTGCTACAATTATAAATCTACATAGCTTATCGGGAAGGTCAATTCCACGCTCCATTGAAGGACTAATCAATACTTTGTTATCGGTCTTGTTAGCCTTGAACTTTCTGAGTTTCTCATTTCTATCACTTGTATTATGTGTAATAAACCTATTCCTGTTATTGGAATCAATATACCGTTTATCTTGTATTATCCTATCACGTAGCTTATAATTTGTACAATGTATCAATCCTTTATCATTTGGATACTTGTTCATAATATTGTTTATCTCGGTAATTATCTTGTGAACATCAACCTCAAAAGAATTATAGCTCAAATCGCCAACCGCATTAAGATATATTGGTCTATTTGTCTTTGGGAAATCAGATGATATTTCATAGTAACCTATCTCATCAAGCGTAAGTCCCGTCAGTTGTGATATAATCTCAACCGGATGAAATGTCGCACTCATAAACACAACCTTATCAGTTACATGCTTTAAAAAAAACTGCTCAACTAAACTACGAGTTAACCACGTCGGAGAAAACTTATGATATTTGCTCATATTATGCTCTATAACTTCATATAACCATGTTTTGTTTACATTGTTAATGAAAATTGTAAGTTTATTCTTAAGGCTTGTTAAATTTTCAAGCTCCTTTTTTAAACTATCAATATCATTGTTATTAATAAACTCAATATCAGATTTTATATCCTCTATCTTATCCTCTACGATTTTTAAGGTAGTCATTGCCCAATTATGCCAATCATCTATACTTTTATCACTACGGGTAGTTTTATACTTCGGCATCGATATTGAAAGATTGCGTACCATATTCTCACTAATAGTTAAACTTACAAAGTTCTCAAGAATATCAATAAACAAATCAGCCTCATCACAAACAATAAACTTACGCCCCGAAAACATACCAACATAATTAGACTCTAATAAATAATAGTTATAGTTTAGTATGCCCATTGGACTTATGGCTACTCTACGTTTTTGAATATTATAAGGACAAGCATAATTACATTCATTTGAATTAATCAACATACACTCATTGGCAGTTTTTCCCTTACGCGCCCCGCAAGGATAATTAGACCGCCCTTTTAATAACGGTATCTCCGGGAAATCATTTCGTAATTGATGCTGCAACGCTTTTGAATGAACAACAATTAATGAATTATTATAATACCGCGATAAACATGCCGCCACTAAACTCTTTCCAAACCCAGTATCAGCTTTTAGAAAAATTACCTTTTTTTTGTTCTTTATGATTTCTTCAATTATCTCTTTTTGGTTGTTTCTGAAATTCTTGTTTTTGAACTTTGAAAAACTATTTTTGATTTTCTCAATTTCCATTTTCAGTTTTCCCGTTTTTTGGTTTTGCATTTTGGCAGTTTTTAAAACTTTTTTCAAAATCGATTCCTATATTATAGATATTACTTATGTAATATTGGTATACACCCCATTTGGCTGTATTACATTATTACATATTACATTATGACAAAACAGTAAACAAAAAAGTGTCATAATGTAATACAAAAAACTGTATGACATTATGACAAAAATCAGGGGAATAAAAATTAGGTTTTTTGTAATAATGTAATACAAAAAGTTGTATGACATTATGACAAATAACGATGGTTTGTTTACCATTGGTTTTAACTTTCTGGATTCAAATCTTTAACGTAAATATCATTAATTTTTTGGTATTTTCTATCAACAGTTTCGGCAAGTCTATGTTTGTTTTTCATAGTGCTTTTTATGATTCTATCACTAATATCAATTGCCTCTCGCTCTAATCTGTTCTTTTCCTCTTCATACCCAATAGTGTTTAACTGGTCAAGAATCCTACAAACCTCTTGCCATTTTTTATAATATTTGTTTGATTTATCCTTGTGAATATACATCAAAACATACACTCCAGCCGCCATACAACGCCTATACAGGTTGCTCATTGAATCTTTATAGAATGACGATGGGAATATCTTAGTCAGCGATAGTATCATATTCTTAAATACAGACCGACATCTAAACTGTATATTATCGTTTCTAGAATATTTCTCACCGCCTGAAATTCCATACATCATGTATTCCATAACTGAATCTTTGAATTTAATCGATTCAGCCTGTAGTTGCTGAACCTGAAGTTTAAGCTTTTCATTTTCCCGTTTAAGCTCTGATATCGTTTCATTTTCCTTTTCTTCAAATATGTAAACCTCAGAATCTTCACTAACTTTTTTCATGTTAACTCCTTATTCCTAAATAGTTCTATAACAATCGGCACAACAAATTATCCATTCCTCCCTTGAAGGGTCATTGTAAATATACCCCTTCCCAGACGGAAGTTTCCTATGACAAATTTCACATGTATCGCTTATAGTGGTTCTTTTTATCTTATCGCTTTGAGTTTGTTCTCTTTCCATGATTTTTCCTTTCTCTTTTAATTAGTTTTCGCGGTTTCTCATCTTATATATTTTCGAGAATAACTTTACTTTGAATGGTTTTCTAATTCTAACTACCTTATCACCAGTCTTACAATTTGGACATATAACGTCCTCTGTGTTCTTATTGTCAGTGATATATAATGAATTTTCCCACGGTGCTTGAAGTGTAATGTTTTTAACCGTCCACCTTTTTGGGATATCTTTTTCAAACTCATTATAACAGTTACCACACCTGAAATACGCTTTCCATGTTTTTGTTTCCTTATTCATATCATTAATCCTTTCTTCTTTTATTTCTCCTCATTATTTCTCCTACTTAAGCTTTCACAAAGAATTTGAATCACTTTTTCAAAATCTGACAATTTGTGTTTCAATTGAGATATTTCTTTTTCAAGCTTGTCAAGTTCTTTTGTCATCTCCTCATAGCAATCAACACATGTTCCAATTTCATCCTCTGGCATTGGTTTATTACAATTCATACAAAGTATTTCTTCTTCCATTTTATTCTCCTTTACAATTTTCCAAATAACCAAGTATATT